ATCATTATGCTGCACACTATTGACTGGTTTCTGTCTTTCCATTATTGAAAATACTACTTTTCCTGTCTTTATTTATGGTATCAATTACTTGTACGGCGCGGATGTCTTTTACCCACGCTCTAAACATCTCACCAGACTCGGTAATTGCGATGACATAGTTGACTCCAGAGCGATGTATAACACCTTTCTGTCCAGTCAATGCATTCATAACAACATCACCTTCAGCAAATGTATCTGTCTGCCTATGCTGTTGGCGAATTGCCTGCTCTCTCAATTTTTTGAAATCTTTCATTTAAAATTTGCAGGTAGATTTGCTTTTATCTCCATCATCATTGCCATACAATCTTTATCATTCAGTGCTCTGGGTATACCAGACCTGAATGTTTTGAAGTCGGCAGCAAAAGCAGCACGTCTCATCTTTGTTCCTGAAATAGCAAAGGTATCTCCATCAGCATCTCTGCTACCTGAAGATTTGATTTCAATCTTACGGAAAGAAAATTCCGTTCCATTATATTTATGGAGGAATGACATGGCGTTCACTCTATCAGAACCTACAAGAAACACTACCTCATTATACCCATGCATCATAATCTCCTGTAAGATCTCCACGGGTTGTTTAGGACCCGAAAAGATTTTACCCTTATGCTCTGGGAACATCTTCTCCATGTAGAATAGTTTACGATCAGGTGTGAGGGGATTCTTTCCTTTAGTGTCAAAGGATTGAGAAATATAAATGCGATAATCATGTCGTCCTGCTGCACGTTTCACTCCATCAAAGTTATCTTTGTGTCCAGTAGTAGGTGGTTGGAATCTGCCAAACGTAAAATAGCAGGTCTTACAATTTAACGCCATTGCTTTTGTAAAGTAAAGTTGTTATAAGCAAACTCCATACGGTTGACGAACTTAATCATATCACCGTCTTTATGCAAGACATATCCTTCAGGAGTTGTGACCTTATATCCCTTCTCTGTTTGAACGAAAGTTCTAAACTCTTCGAGATGGTCCAGTTTATCTATAACCATTTGCTTCACTGCTTGCAATTCTTTGTATAGAGCAAGCATTGATTTAAACTTGTATACATTATCTACAACATAGTTCTGACTGTTATATACAAGGTTTCTTTTTGCTGTTAAGTTTGCAACTGTCTTAATTTTTCCCAACTCCTTCTCCATCTTATCACCATAGAAATTAAGCATGTCATACATTGCTTCATCTACATTTGCAATACCACGAGCATTCTTAATTTCATTATTAAAGAACTGTTTTAGATAAGATGCAATATGAAACTTTTTATCTCCAGTAGTACCAGTTTCATTTACTAATTCATCAAGAAAATCTCCACAAGTTTGACACATGCGTTCAATCTTACTAATATAATTATCAAATTTTTTCATTTCCATAGAAGTAAAACCAACACGATTCATTGGTGTATCATTTTTCACAACTAAAGCATCAATAGATCCATCTACTTCAGCACCTGCAAGTGCTTGCATAGATTGAAAATCATCACCTCTGTAATGCGTATGAAATACTACTCCAATTTTTGATCTACCTGCTGCCTTCCCTATAGGATGATCTACTGGAATGCCATATGTAATAGTGTTTGGTCTGAAAGTATAAAGTCTCTCTCCGTTAATAGTTTCAGTTTTTAATGTTGATTTAGTAAACAGCAAATCTCCTTGTACTATTCCGTTTATACCTAATGCAGCAAAATATTTCAAAGAGAACTTTAATTTCTCTGCTAAATCTCCTTCATAATACATGTCAACATCAATATCCGTGTAGCAAATTTTTGGAGTCTTTGCAAACACTGACTTGGTACCTACAAAAAACATACCACTGTTGGGATCAGTACCACATATAAGAGATGGGGCACCATCCCATTTAGTTTGCATGAAACCACCGCTCTCCTGGTGACCCAGCATCTTACGAAGTTCTTTCAAGAAAGATACTGCTGCCATACACCCCTCGGTGCCATAATTCAACATCTCATCTTCTAGATGCTCCAGGTGTTTAAGCTGTTTAATGTTTGCCATTAGTCTTTAAACACCGTCTCAATACTTTCGCCCTTCATCTTATATCCAGACTGTAATTTATCTGGATACACACGATCTGGATCTGCAGCAGATCCTTTATCAGAAGTGTTTCTAATATTGAATGACATATCCAAGAGAGGTGTTTTCAAATTAATGTTTACTCTCTTCGCACCACCAGTTTCACCACCATATGATACGGATACGTTACTAGCAGTAGATGCTCTATTTAAAAATGCCTCGTCAATTTCCAAATGTTTTATCTTACCTTTATTCAGATGAACATAATGAAATCCATACCCTATTGACCCTTTAATAAGTTCTTTTAACAATGCCCTATCATAGTTTGGAGAAGAATCAACTACTTTAAATGATCTATTGCCTGCTTGATACTCATTAAAAGTTTTGCATAGTAATTCCTCTTTCAATCCAAAAGTTTTCATCAAAGCTTTTCCAGCAACAGTCTCAATTTTAGATGCCTTTACTTGATCAACTGGGAAAACCTCTTTTTTTAATCCAAGATTAGATAGGGTAGTAGTTCCACTCATCTTCAGTGAAAGATAATACTTATGCAAGGGTTTTCCTTTGCATTTAACTTCTAATGTTAAATCAGTAACTGTAGCACCAATGTTATATCCTGCTGATGGAGATGCAGTTCCAATTTGCCAATGCCCACTGACGATCCTCATGGGTCTAGGTTTATTTTCTGCACCTTCTGCTACTACTTTTATCGATACACACTTTTTAAGGTCATAGTGTTCTACCAGACCGTAAATAAAATCTTTGTATTTATTATTTGATAGGTCAGATGGATTTTCAATCCAGTCATTGATACCTGCCTCTAGTTGTCCTTCAAATAGATTTCCTCTATTCGATGTTCCACGGTTACCTCTACTACCATCACCAAAATCTATGTTTAGTGTAGTTAGTTTTAGTTTTGATTTTAGTTCTGCTTTAGTAAATTCTGTTTGTAATGCTCTAGCAATCTTTACTGCTTTTTTATTGGATGAACTAAATGCAAGAGGATTTTCCATGCTGTATGTATTGACAAGGTAATTCCATACCCTCAATGCTTCAGCAGCTGCAGCATTATCCATATGCTTTACTGCAGAACCTGCATCAGAAAAAGTAGATGGTATAAGATTGTATGCCATAAAAATACCTCCCCTAATATTTAGAGAAGGTATAAAAGTCAGTTATATTCTTTTCCAACATACTGATGAGTCAAGGTGTAGTGATGCCTGTGCCGTTTGGTCAAGAGATAGTATCCTACGATTTGTTTACCATCATCCCGCCATCCATACCCAATTAAACCATCATTAATATTTCCACAATCGGGTGTTTTATTAGTATGAAGATAGTGATTAAATTTTTCATGCAGGTTGATCATTGGCAGTTCGTTGCTGACAGATCTATATTATCACGAAACCCTCACAAATGGAGGGTTCTTTATAATATTTTAACGATCACCTGCTGCACGAACCTCTGACTGATGGATGTTAAACTCACCACCAGGGTAACGTTTCTTCAGTTTGTTGACGTTAGTTTCAATCACCTCATCGAAGGAAATATCAAGTGCCATTGTAGCTTGAGCAACGTACCACATAACATCACCCAACTCAATAATGAGATGCTCACGATTATCTTCGTTCCACGGTTTTCCTTGGAAGACCATTTTTTTAATGATCTCAAGGAACTCACCACCTTCAGCATTAATTCCAACCCCAGCAGTAAGAAGTCTCTCAATATTGGCACCTTGTCTATCCAAATCACCAATACGATCAGCAAAGTCAACAAAGTTTGTAGAGCAATCTGAAGTAACTGCTGCCACAAATTCTTCATAGCGGTCAAATTGAATGGTCATGTTAGATTATTAGTTCTGAAAGTTTGTTTTTTCTTGCTTGCCTATCAGAGATGGCATCCAGACGATCGAAAGTATCCTCATCAGCATTGCTGTCAGAGGACAGAATTTCTTCCGAGTCATCCACATTATACAGCTTCATCTTGGATCTGTCAATGCCTACAGTGAAGCGTCTGTAATAGGCAGCATCGTTGTATCTGTTCTTGAGTTGCTTGATCATGATACGACCTGACTGCTCTAACTCTTCAGTAGATATGAGAGCAAGCATAAGATCGGCAGTAGCGGGAAGACCAAAAGATTCACTAGTATCTGTAAGGTCAACATCACTATTCCCAAAACCACTCCGAGTAGTTTGAGTAGCAGTGACAACAGGTAGATCATGCTCGACCGCAAGACCACGTAACTCTTCCGCAATCGCTTTGACATAGGTGTAAGAGTTAACAATGTGTCCTTTGTATCGTGATGAAGCACAGATGTTTAGATAATCAACGAAGATTATATTAGGTCTGAAGTCTTTCTTAAGTGAGAGATCACTCAACAATGACTTGAAGTGTCCAGAGTGTGCTGCAGCAGTAGGATACTCTTTGATAATCAATTTACCTTGAGATTTTCTACCAATCTCATTGACTCTATTTTTAAATATAGCTTCAGGCATCTCACCAATCTCCTGGATGTTAACATTCAAAAGATTAGCATCAATACGTTCAGCAATCTTTTCTTCTGCCATCTCTAGTGTGATGTAGAGGACATTATATCCAATAGAAAGACATGCTGCTGCCATATGACACATGAATAGTGACTTACCAACACCTGTACCAGCAAGAGCAACGTTGAGTGTCTTGTTAGGAATACCACCCTTGGTTACCAGATTCAACTTATCAATATCAAAGGGAATCTTGTGCTCTTCAAGGTGATAATAGTCGTATCTTTCGTCTACATTCTGAACGTAGTCGTGTCCGATGTGTTCATCAAACGATACTGCGAGAGCCTCTTGTAAGATACTCGGGATCGCCCCCTTTGATACTTCCTGTTCACCTGATCCCTCTGCGATTTTGATAGATTCGAGGAGGGCATTGTATACTGCTCTCTCCTGACACCATTTCTCCGTCGCATTAACCAACCACTTCGTCTCAATAAATTCTTGATTAAGTAAATTAATTTGCGCGACACTTTGAGTGTAAGTTTCTTCAGTAAGGTCATCACGAAGGTTTAAATTGATAAGTAGAATTTCTTTAGTCGGATAATTGTCGTACTCATTAGAAAATTGTTGAATCTCTTCAAAGATAACTCGCTCCGTTTGTTCTTGGAAATATTCTCCTTTAATGAAGGGAACTACTTTACGAAAATATTCTTCATTACAAAGCAGGTTTCTCAATATAGAGAGTTCAAGCTTCTCCGTCATCTTCTGCTCCGTATAAGAATGTTTTTTGTGCCTGTTTATCTAGTTTGTCAAGAATTTCTGGTGTGAAATACTGCTCGGGGTCTTTTAAGATTGCCTTTGCATATACTTTCTTACCATCCATTTCATATCTACCAGCAACATTCTTCCACAAACCTCCTGCCTCACCAAGTTCAAGCAATCCATAATATTTTTCTAGTCCACGCTCATCAAAGAACAGTCTTGTTTCAATCTTGGAACCTTCTCTTGTCAGACGAGACTTTTTAGCCTCGCATTTGATAATGTTTCCGACGAGAGTCGTTCCATCTTTCTCCTTTTTCTTTCCGAGATAAACGATTGTAGAGGCGGAATATTTGAGACCACTACCTCCTCCCATTTCTTTTGTAGGGACATAAGAACCGATGACATCATAGGTATGGTTGGTAACTAACATAGGTATGTTAGCCATTCCCAACTTCAGGGTGAGGACTCTGAAACAAGACTTAATCAATTGTGATTTTGTCATGTCACGAACTTGTTTGTCGTCCGTAGCGTCCTGCACTTCTTTGTTGGTGGCTAGCATACCCAAAGAGTCTAGCACAAACATGAGAGGTTTGCGTTCCTCTTTAGGAGTTTCCATATATTTGTCAATGATCCTGACTGCCTGGGTCCTGAACTCCTCCACTGTATTGACAGGGAAGATTACCATACGCTTGGAGTCAATACCACGACTCTCAATCATCTGCTTACTAATGGCAGACTCGGTTTCAAAATATAAGACGCCAGCGCCAGGATCAGCATCAAGGAAAGAGCGAACGACAGAAAGGCAAAAGAAAGTCTTACCAGTCCCTGATTCTCCTGCCAAGGCTGTAATTTTATTGGAAGGAATACCTCCAAAAATGCTGCCACTAACCAGGGCATTAAAGATGTAACTGCCAGTATCAACAAAATCTTCAACGTCACCAGCAGCAATGCCATCAGATGCACGAGAAGCATACTCATTCTTGGTGTCCTTAAGAATAGAGGATAAGAAGTCCATAATTAGAAAAATGATAGTAATGAAATAGTTTTTTCAGAGTCCCAACCAATACAGTTTAGCACATTCTTGAGAGGTTCATAGAATGATTTCTCAAACTGCATCTTATGATCGATATACTTTTCGATATTGAACTCTGTGGGTATTCTACCCATGAAGGAGATAGTATTCTCCATGATTGGATTAGGAACTCTCAAGTAAAGAAACTTGACCTTCTCACCCTCTTGGATACGAGCATGTTTATGCTCCACCTTATGCTTTTTTAGATACCAGTTATAAAGCAGGGCACCTCTCACATGAATTGGAGTACCTTTCTCGTAAATATCGTGTCGAGAACTATACTTGGCGAGGTTATTACACCCACGAGGGAATGCAATGTTCTGGTAGTCTTGTGTTTTTGTGTCTTGCCTAACCTCATCGATAAAATTGATTACATCATCATTGTTTCCATTGATAATAATAGTATATGCTTTCTTAAGTTTGTCTCGGAAGAATGCAGGGGTAGATGAACGTGCCGTTTCCATACCACAGATTTTCATCTTTGGTTCATTGTAACGAACACCCTCACTGTCCCAGACGTTGAGGATATATCGTTTCTTGGCGGTCCAGATGCCCTTGGAAGCGATGTTCTCCCGCTTCATCTTCATCTTCTGCGCGTATGCCCGAACATAAGTGGCGAGTTCTTGGTAAGAACTCTCAATAAACTCTTCAAATTCCACTTCACACACCTTGTCAAGGAACCCAACAATGACTTCATCATTTGTCTCTCGTCCCTTGAATACCTCCTGCACCAAAGGACCGAGGTTAAGATACATAGAATCGGTGTCGCAAGCAATAACGTAATCAACATCATTAGTTTTAAGAATTTTGTTTAGATATTTGTTAGTCTTGTTACTGATCCATCGAATTGAAAGTTGACCAGACAAGGTAATTGCTTCAGCAATCTCCAATCGAAAGTATCGAAAGTGTTCGTTACCGATAGCACCATAAGCAGAGTTGAGTTGGATCTTCCTTGCCATTTGAATATTGTTACAGCGAGAAATTTCTTTCTGCAATTCAATGGTAGGAGTCTTTTCATACTGCTGCTTGGCAACGAGCATCTTTTTCTTATAGATGGTTCGTTCTTGATAGATCTTCTCCATTAATTTAGGGAGAAATCCTTGTTTCTTCGTGGTGTAGTAGGTGCCATTAGGGCACACTGTGACACCCTCCAAGGCACTTGTGTCCACTTCCTTGGCAAGTAGTCTCTCTACGTTTGCACTAGGGTGACGAGTCGGTAGCAACGTCTCTGGCGAGAGGTTGTACTGCATAATGAGGTGAGGGTATAGGGAGTTGAGGTCAAAAGACACAACCCAGTCATAGATCCCTGGAATAGGTTCCTTAACATACGCACCAGCATACTTTGCATCCTTTTGTGATTGACGTTTAGGTGGAATAGCAATGTTCTGACGTGCAAGATACACGTAGATGATGTTATCCCACATCCTTACCTGTGAGTAGACATCTTCAAAGTTTACTTTGGCATCATATGCCATGGTGATGGCAAGTTCTAGTAGTTTCATCTTATCATCCAACCTGTCAACCAGGCGAACGTCAATGATGTTGTACTCTACAAACTTCTGCCAGTCGTTAGTATAGAACTCTTTGAAGGTATCATACTCGCTGTGATCTAGTTTGTTTTGACCTAGTTCTACGAATGCAATATGATCTAGACGATATGATTCTTGGTTGGTGTAAGTAAATTTACGATACAACTCAAGATAGTCTAGCGTTGCAACACCAGTGATATCATATGCAATATTCTCTCTGCCTTTAATAAAGACTTTACGTTGATATATGTTCTTCCATGGTGACAGAACCTTTGCAGCTCCTGTACCTAGGATACGATCAATACGACCTATGATATATGGCATATCAAACAACTGCACGTTCCATCCTGTAATAACATCAGGACAGTTAGCATGCCAGTCATGCAAGAATGCCTTCAAAAGACCTTCTTCTGTCTGGAAATGCATGTAGTTCACATCTTTTTCTGTACTTACAAAAGGACGTGAACCATATACAGTAATCTTATTAGTTATGGAGTCTTTAATACTAATGAGTAGAATTTCTTGATCCGCAGACGCAATGTCTGGGAACCCGTTTTCAGCACCAGTCTCGATGTCAATAGTAAAGACACGGATCTTGTTAATATCATACTTCATATCCTCTTCAGGATACTCCTCAAAAATATATTGATTGAGGAATCGAGTTTGACCACAGATCTCAAAATCAGGAAGATCTTTGTGTGCTTCCACAAAGTCTTTAGCATCCCTGATGGTGCCTTGCTGGACTGGACGAACGTTCTTTCCGTCTAGTGTCTTCCACTTTTCATTTTTTTGTGATGGAAGATACAATGTTGGATTGAACTTGACACGATCTTCAAAGGGTAGTCCATGATCATAACCACGAACTAGGATCGAGTTGCCCGTTTGCTGGACACTGGTGTAGAACTTCATTCAGATTTCATTTCGTAAAAAAGCGATGCGGTTTTGCCATCAGGTTCAGCAATCAAAGTGATGTCTGAAGACCTGACCGCCAACTCACGGTCATCGGAAAAAGGTGGGAAGGAGATAAGACCGTCCTCCGTCACCTCACAGGGGTATTTTAGCACACAATCGGGATCCCCGATCTCTGCAGGAATCTCTTCAACTTCGCTAACCAACCAGCGATTCTCAAACCGCAGGAGCTTCAGCATCAGTAACCTCCTCTACAGAATCTTCAGAAGGAACAAACCCAGTATCTGCAGCAGGTGTAGCGTATTGCTCTGCTGCCATTCTTTCTTGTTCTTCTGCTTGATTGACGGTCTGTACGTATGCTTGCGAAAGACCAGCATCTACCTGACCTACTGCAAGCACACCAGCAAAAGGAATCTTGAATTGAGTATCGGAAGAGAAAGGCAACCACTTATTAAAGCGAACCTGTACATCTTGACCATTCGGACCAAGTTCTTGAGACTTCTCGATCGTTAGGGTGTAAGGACGAACCATCATGAGACAGATGGGCTTACCATCTTGCTCGTCTCCTTCACGCAGTTCTTGTAGATCACAAATGATCCTCTCACCCGTTGACTGTAGGACTACAATAGCATTTGCCATAGCGGAAAAATAATGAACAGATTTATTATAACATAAAAAAAGGGGGGTGTCAACTGGATTTTGCCAGTTACCCCCCGTGCGGCGACGATATGTGTTTATTTAGTAATCAGATATTCTTTTTCGTTTTGATATGGTTTAGTTTGACCAGACCAAAGCTTGTATCCTTGTATCATTTCAGGTATCAACCATTGATCCACTCGATAACAATACTGCCAGTTGACTGGTTGGACGCAATTTACCACAGCAACATTCCAGAAAGCTACCAAGTGAATAATTAATGATTTCATTCTAACAATAACTCTTTATCACCACCAATATTATAGACAGTTCTTCTTTGATGTTCGGGTAGAATTTTTTCTAACGAAACAGAAAGCAAACCATCTTCAAAAACTACATCTACAACTCTAACATCATCACCTAGTTGCCAGGTATTGGTAAAGGATCTTTTAGACAATCCTTTGTGTAAGTATTCTGGTTCAGTATCTCTTTTCTTATTGATACTGGCAACTTTGAGAATGTTAGATTCTGTAGATACTTCAATCTCTTCTTTTTTAAAACCTGCAAGAGCAATTTCGATTTCGTAATTACTAGTGTCATGCTTGATTAAATTGTACGGGGGGTAGTTAGTATTGTGTGCCGTCATACTATCTAGGCGATGAAAGATATCATCGAGCCCGACAAAGTGTGGGGAATAGACATCCCAAGCGTACTTGTTCATGAGTAACTCCTGTATTAGCGAGTGTTTTTGTGTGGACCCCGAAGGCATCCAATACTATTTAACCAAGACATAAAAAAAGGTAGAGTTGTAAAACCCTACCTTTAAATTCGGATTATACTTCCGTTTTTTTACGACCGATATTGTATTTGGACTCTAGAATCCAGTCATCTTTATCTTTAAATGATAGTACCTTAATTTGATTCAAGGGTGCAATGTCTTCAATGCGTTCTGCTTCGACTACAGATACAAGACCCCAGTCTGATAGCAGTTGAGTGATACGATTTCTTCTTTGGACATCATTAACAGTAAGGTTTGTTTTTTTGCCATCCAATGCAAAAAGTTCCTTAAAGTGAACGATGTAATATCTACCCTGCTTATGAAGAATGTGGCATGACTGATATAGTTTGCGTTCTTTTCTAGACGCTACACCAATACGAGTCAAAGTTTCACGCACTTTCAAAAAGTCGTCTGGTTCAGACAGACTGACTTCCACCATATCAGAAGGTTGCCACTGTACTTCAATTTCAGTTGTCATCTTATTCCGCCTGTATCTAATAGTTTTGCTATTGTTTCAAGATCAGAATTCGTGAGAATCCGTAGTGCGGCAAGTGCTTTGTTATGGTTATATCCATAATATTGCTTCACCAATTCAAGATGCTCAAGAGTTTCTTTCTTCGCCCAAGGAGCGTAACGCTTCCTAGGTTTCAAACTATTTATAAAGAAATCATATTGCATCTTATGAGATAACTCTGGATGCTTATTCATTTCGTTAGCATAAAATACAGCATCAGTATGTTGTGCCATACATTTATTAATAATAAAAGGGGGGTAACCTTTTACAGCACCCCCGTCTATGTCCATAATATTTTTTTTGGACTGATTTATTGAATACAGATAATCTGTAAGTTTATAACTCATTTAAATACCGCTGTTACTCCTAGGACTTTTGCATTTGGATTACGAGCAAGAGCAACTTCTCGTGCTTCTTGATAGTTACGAGCGATAACCTCTTCAGTAAAGACGGTACCTGCAACGTATAGTTTGACTTCACACTTCATAGTTAGTTAGGACGAGTTCCTTGCGAGACGCTTGATCTGTATTATAACTCCCCACGCTCCTCATGGTGTAAGTGTGTGCAAATTCCCCTACTGTCCACCCTTGGAACCGATCCGTGACCAGTTGAGACGAATTATAAGATATGAGTTGAGGACCGATAAACCGATCACAGTCACTAGCAAAGGTATCATGACAGAAGGACTTGTGCATATCGCCCCTTCGTCCATAGAGATTATCTCTAATATCATAGGGGGGGTCGAGGTATGTAAATATGTCTCGGTTATCTGTGAGGAGCTCTTCATAAGATAGATTAGTAATCTTCCAGTTTTTAATCATTCCTGAATATTCAGGGAGTTTATCAATGCCTCGCATCGAGAAATTGCTATCTGACGCTTGCTTGCTGAAGGACGAGGATTCAGTGAGACCAGAGAAAGAGCACTTATTAACAATATAAAAACACACAGCAGCAGATAAGTTGGATGTCGAATCATCGTTTAGTTTTCCTTTTGCTTGTTGAAATAATACTCTAGCTGATGCTGGTTCTGGATGATGGTTCTTTAGTTGTGTAAGTTGATCACGCATTTCACTACCATTCTCTTGGAGTTCTCTCCAGAAATTATAGAGTGGTGCATATAGATCATTCACCCAGATGTCTAGGTGTGGATACCGTTTACCAATCTCAATGGCAACAGAACCACCACCAAGAAATGGTTCACGATACTCGCTTGCCTGGGAAAGGTCTGGGAGGTACTGGAACAGTTTGCTTACCGCTCTGCTCTTTCCCCCTGGATATCTCAACGGGGTTTTTAATGACTTCAATGTCTGGGGCATGGTATTTAAGGTACTCACGAAAGATCATTTTCATTTCACGCTCTGTCATACCACAATGAGCAGCAGCGTTGGGTAGGTTCATTGTAGCATGAAACAGTGCTTCATTTGCTTCCTGAACGTTTTCAGGTGTCGTCTTCTTCATCGACATTTTCAAAATCCTCTATTTGATTTGCGGATACTTCATGCTCACCACCAATAAGATACCAATGGTGTCCTGCACGTTCACCAAGATACATCATCTCTTCTTTAGGAAAAGCATGTTCTCGCATTGCTGCTTGAATTTTTAGATGTATCAGTTCTTCTTGTGTTGGAACTTTCATCAGAGAATAATTTTCTTCTGTGGTGTAATCACTTTAGAAAACAATCCTTCATACTGTTCAAGTAATGATTCATTCAATTCTGTTTCATACACCACATAATTTTTGGTGATAGTTAGAGGAATTCCTTCTTTGGCAAGAGGAGACCAAGGAGCAAAAGATAGTTGTCCACGTTCCATGGGAACAGCAACTACAATATTTTCTGCAATGTAACGTTCATCGTTTTGTTCAACAATCTGGCAGATGATATCTTCACCAGAGTATAGTCTCATTAGTACGGTCATTTAAATTGGCACTCCATCATGATTTCGGTTAGGCATGCTAACAGGTTAATTTCCTGGTCAGCAACAAAAGCAATTTGATATTGATATTTTGCAAGAATCAAAACTGCTTCTGCGATAGATATTCCTTTAAGATTAGTATAAAGGGTATCATAAATTTTACGCATGACAATGTTTGGATCATTGTCAGTATTTTCTACTACCCATCTTTTGATAGTAGTAAACTCTTTGTTCTTCAGTGCTTTTACAAGGTCATCTAGTTTGATGTCTGCAATATCACATAAGATATCTACATTAATCTGACCAGCAGCAGCATGTCTTTGACATTCATTAATCAAACGACGCCAGTCAGGACTGTAACGCATGACCAACTTACCAATGACATCTTTGTCAAAGGGAACATCATTCTCTTTAAGGATCCTAGTCAGTCTCAAGTAAAACTGTCCCTGAATCTGCTGCAGTTCTGATTTCTGGATCCTAAAATCAATTACAGTGCATCGAGAATGCAGTGGTTCGATAATCTTATTAGGAAAGTTGCAGGTAAAGATGAACCGACAGTTGCCATGAAACTCTTCGATAGCGGTCCTCAATGACAGTTGAACGTCATTGGTGGTGTTGTCTGCCTCATCGATAATAACGACCTTGTGGGCGCTGCTAGAGGACAGAGAGACAGTGCTAGCAAATGTACGCACCTTCTGTCGGATGGTGTCTAGGAAGCGACCCTCGTCACTACCATTGATAACGATGTATGAGGCACCAATCTCCTCACACAATGCTTTCGCAACGGTGGTCTTACCAATACCTGCACTACCAGGGAGTAACAGGTTAGGGAGTTCACCCTGTTCAATAAAACCTTTGAACACATTGAGAATGCTCGCAGGAAGAATACAGTCATCAATTGTATGAGGACGGTACTGTTCTACCCAAAGGAATTTTTTATCCATCATTAAATAATTCAATAGGTTCAAAAATTTCATCCATAGATCCTCTCCTGTGAAAGGAGTCTGGATGATTCATAACATTACCACGAACATACTCACCTGTCCCAGGAGACTTGGCAGTATAGAACATGGTTTTCTTTTTTACTTTACACCAATCAATAGCATAAAGCAATGCAGTTCCATCAATCTGACCACTAGCAAAATCTGCAGTAAGCATTACATAAGAGTTTGCTTCCGTCAGTAAGAACCCAACTTTGTCTGGTTTCATCCAATCTGGCATGTCAGGATGTTCCATCCAAGCACAAAAATAAATATCACAGCACTCTGGTTTTGATGGATCGTCGTGGATACCACAACCAGAATCGACTATATATGGGCAAGGGTGACCTGGGTATACTTTGTGTTCTTTTGCTTGGAGCGTTAGATTTCCCGTACAACACATAGTACACCCCCCACATTCTCTAGTCAAGGTTCAAGTGCAATAAAGTATTTCAAGTCAAGACGCTGATGTTTCCACAACGTAATGAGTTTTTTAGTTACCAGGACATGATAGTCTCCTGTGTGTAAACGCAAGTTCTCCATCTTCATACGAAGTTGGTACTCACCTGTACTGTTACCAACAACATCCTGCTCGTAAACGTTACAGGTATCATCTTCTTTATCAAAGAGTTTGATGGTAATCTTGCCTTCTGCATTAGAACAAAACGCGAGGTCAGGAAGAGAGTAAACCAAAGATGCTTTTTGCAACGATTGGATATCTTCTTGAGAGATATTGAACTCAATGTCAGAGTCAGGGAACTGCATCTCCTTTTCAGGAGCTGCTTTCAAAGTAATTTCTGGATTGGAAAAGTAGTAACGTGCTTTACGTCCATTACCAATAATGTCAAGAAACTGATCCCCAC